TCAAAAACCAATGTAGGAAGCAAATTTGTCAGCAACTTCATTTTTTGCTTTTTGGGTTACGTGAGCATATATGTCCATCGTTGTTTGTATATTTTCATGTCCTAGTCGTTCCTGGACCTCTTTGATAGTTGCTCCAGCCTCAAACAGTAGGGAGCAATGTGTATGCCTGAATCCATGAGGAGTGATACGCTTGAAATCAGGGTACCTTCTCCAAACTCGGTTCAGCAAGTTATTGACATGCACAATACTTTTAGGGCTGCCTGTTTCATTTTTAAATAATAAGCCTTTTGTACTGTATTTGTGCCAATCTTTCAAAATATCAATAGTCTTTGGATCCAGCGATATTGTTCGCTGGCTTTTTTTCGTTTTCGGTGTTTGAAATATGATTTTATTGTTTTCTCCCTTTGCTAGTGTTTGATTAACTTTTAGTTGCCCACCCTCTAAGTCAATATCAGTCCATCTTAATGCGCCTACTTCGTTCTTCCTCATTCCTGTGAAAGCCAATAAACGGAAGAAAGTGAGCATTTCTATATCATCAAGTTCCTGGACCATTTCGAAAAAAGTTTTTAGTTCTTCTTTATTATAGAATTGTTCAAACTCTTCCTTATCTTTCTTTTTTCTTTTTGGTTTTAGAGTTTTTCTCATTGGATTGCTATCAATTAATTCCATAGATATTGCATAATCAAATATCTGATTAGCAATGCTGATGATCCCGAAAAATCGCTTATATTCTTCAGCCCATTTATTAACCTGAGTTTGACACATTGTCAAACTTATTTTATTTATAGGTTTGTCTCCGAAATGAGGGATAATAAGTCTGTCTGCTTTATCAATTTGGCTAACATAGGTTGATTCTTTTACGGTATTTCTATAATGCTCTTTCCAAGTTTCATATACCTGTTTGAAAGTAGTAGTTGTGTTTCTGGTTCTAAAGGTTTTCTTCTCATAATCAGCTAAACACTTAGCTTCAGCCAGTCTAGCTACACGTTCGGTTTTAAATCCACGTCTAAGAGTAACAATCTTCTTACCAGTCAATGGATCAATTCCATGATAGGCTTTAAAATAGTAGGCGAAACCATCGCCTTTTTTATATTTTTTGATCATTGATTTTTACCTCATTTCTTGTTAAAATGGGTATAGTAAAGAGGGCTTTTTAATGCCATTCTTTCTATACTGCACATCCTCACATTTTAGCTTGCAGGCGGTGTGGGGATTTTTAATTTGTATTAACTCAAAATCTTTTGTTTTTGAAGTTGAAATTCTTCTTCTGTTAAAATACCAGCATCTAATAATTCTTTTAGTTTAATCAATTCATCAGCAACAGAAATTTCTTTAACAGGTTGTTCTAATTGCTGAGTGACTAGCGGTTGCGATAATTTCGCAATATTTTCAGACAAAATACTACGAAGCTTCACTTCAAGATCTGCATTGTATGGAAAATTTAAAACGGTTTTAAATGGGTCGTTTCTAGTTAAAACAATTGTTTTAGTGACTTGCTGATTTGTAACAGATTCACTTTCACCTGTAGAGTGTTTCTTAGCTGTCAACGCACCAGCGAGAGTCCCAACTCCTGGCATCAAAACTGTCCCAACAACAGCCCTGGTCATAACCCCTTTTCTTTTTTCTTTTCCTTTTGTTTTTGTTGAGGTGACTTCTTTAACATCAACGATGACATCAACTCCAGTAATGGAATCATATTTAATCAAAGTTGAAGATCCCATAGATCCTATAGAAATAACTCTTAAGTTATCATCCCATTTAGCACACATGAATATCTTACCAGTTGGCTTCATGTTATCAGAAAGTTGTCTCATTTCCTCCTTATAGAGACGCTTAGCCTCTTTTAGTTCAGCATTATCAAATAATCCCATAATAATTCCCCTTTTAATTAATTAAAGATTTATATTCATCTATTACCATCGTTTCGTTAGCAATGGTTTTTAAATTATACCGTTCCATAAAATGGATGTAATTAAATTCTGATACATCATCCAGAGTTTTTAACTCTTCCTCCAAAAGATGATGGATCATGCTACGATCAGCTTGAAGTTCACACAACTCCCTATTAATCTCATACTGGACTGGAGTATGTTCTTTATGGCCCAATTCATGCAGGGCAACTTGCTTTTGATCTTGCTCTGATAGATTAATATCAATTGCAAGCACCTTCAATGCTGGATTAAAGAAGCCTGGGCTATGCCATTCGCTTCCATCAAAGTAGCATAAGCTTACACCTTCAAGGGCACAAAGCTCTTTTACAGTCATATGAATGCACCTCTATTTATTTTTTAAGTGTGCCTCCAAGACTGCTGTAATAAAATCAATATCTTCTTCAGTAAGTGGTTTACCATCGAATAACATAGATTGCGCAGCAATGTCTCGAAGGTCAAGCGGTGCAGAAGCATCACCGCCTGTTGTAATTTTTGGATTATCTGTGCGTCCCAAGAGGTAGTCGGTGGACACGTTGAAATAATCTGCGATTTCTGAAATTCGTTCAGTAGACGGTTTGGAATTTTTTAGATTATAAATAGTATTCCTACTATAACCTAGTTTTTCTTCCAATAAATTTATTGAAAGTCCTTGCTTTTGGGCAAGTTCTTTAATTCTGTCAAATGTCTGAAACATTGATTTTTCAACCTTTCTGAGAATATGACAAAAAATATTTAATATTTCACATTAAAACACTTGACAAAGTTAATGTGTAGTATTAAAATAGTTTTTGTAAGTTAATGAGTTAGTAAAAAACAGAGTTAAAACTTATCTAAAAATAAAATAGCTTTGGCGAGCAAGAGAATTGATAGATATAACGTTTTATCAAGGTTTTTAATTATGCCTTCATTTTAATACTATACATTAAAATTGTCAAGCGTTTTTAAAACAATTTACTAACTCTTTAACTCTATGAAAAAAATAAAGGAGGAAAAACATGAGCCAACAACATCGCAAGTGGATCGAGCTTGTAAAAGATCGAATTGAAAAACGTGGATGGTCACAGACAGACTTGGCCATTGTTGTAGGTGTTACTCCATCAGCTATCACACAGCTGCTAAAAGATGGAAAAGGGAGTGATGACTTGAAGCTTCGTATTAACAAAAAATTGCGAATTAACGAGTCGTGGGAAAAATTTGAGGAGTAGGAGGAGCAGAATGGACGACACTATTACAATTTCCAAAACTGAACTTGAAAAGATGATTGCTGAAGCTATCTCAAGAAATAGTTTACCGAGACGAAAGAAAGATTTTAGAGATGTTCATTTGTCCAATGACGAAGTTGAAAAAATAAATATGAAACATCAACTAATTTATGAAAAATTGAGTAGACGTTTCGCCTCTCAAATTACAGATGAATCATCAATCGACGAAATTAGATTTGGAAGGGCAGAACCTAACAATATTTACACCCGAAGAAGATATGAAATAGGAAATACCTATGGCTATGCACACCATAAGATCTACCTTCAAGATATATTAGATAATCTTAGACGTATAAGTTTAGCAGTAATGGGTGCGAGTATAATCAGAGATTTAGATGATGATGAATTTGAATATTGTCTCGCAGTTTATGAAGAGTTTAAAAACCTTTTTCTCAATCTATACGATAAGCGATTAAGTAGAGAAAATAAAATTTTAGAAAATAGGGAATGATTTTATGAACGAAATATTTAATTTTCACGGACAAGAGATCCGTACTATGACAATTAATGATGAGCCTTGGTTTGTCGGAAAAGATGTTGCAGATATCTTAGGATATAGCAAAGCAAGAAATGCAATTGCTATTCATGTTGATGAAGATGACGCCCTAAAACAGGGCCTCACAGATAATCTTGGAAGAACACAAGAAACAATCATCATCAACGAATCAGGATTATACTCGCTTATCCTATCTAGCAGATTGCCACAAGCGAAAGAATTCAAGCGTTGGGTAACATCAGAAGTACTTCCAGCCATTCGCAGACAAGGTGGTTTCATTCGTGAGGACCTAGACGAAGATGCTTTCATCGCTCTATTCACTGGTCAGAAGAAGCTTCGTGAACAACAAGCTAGCATGATTGAAGACATTGACTACCTCAAAAATGAACAGCCAATCCATCCAAGCTATGCTCAATCTCTGCTGAAGAAACGCAAAGCTCGTGTCGTTGCTTGTCTTGGTGGAATCGACAGCCCAGCTTATGCAGATAAGACATTCGCTCAATCGGTCTTCAGACAAGCTGAGATTGATTTCAAGGATCATTTCAATATCAGTCGCTATGATTTACTGCCAAAAAAATTCGCAGAAGCAGCACTTGCCTATTGGATGACTTGGGAACCAAGCACCAACACTAAAATGAAAATCATGGAATTGAATGCTTACAACGCATAAAAAGCACCTAACAGAAGTCAGGCGCTCAACAAAAGAAACTATTTACATTATATCACAAATTGGAGATGACAATGAATATTCTAAGCGAAGAATTTGAGAACGGAATAAGATCAGTGGTTCGAACTCAATTTAAAGAATCTTTCACTGAATTCTTAGACCAGGAGACAGTAGAAAAACGTTGGTTGTCACTAGAAAGTGCAGCCCACTATGCGGATTGTAGTTCAAATACCATCAGAAAATGGATCAAGATGGGATTAAATCTTTACAAAATAGATGGAACAAAACGAGTTGACAAGAATGAATTAGATAAATTTATTCAAAGCAATATCGTTATTTAGATAGCAAAGGAAAAGCAATGGATCCAATAAAAAAGACATTACAAATCGAAAATCTAGAAATTAAGATCAGCAATGATTCTAGCATACCTCATGTTGTTTTAAATGGAGTTGATTTTCAAACTGAAGATATCGGTTTACAAGGAATAAATATTGTTTGGGAGACAAGTAAGGGCGAAGTTCCCGAAACTCTGATTCAAATCGACTATATTAATGGTCGGGAGCGTCCTCAAGAGATATCAATTAAGCAATCATTTCCTAATACTCTGCTTAAATAAATTTGGATAAGGAGAAATAAATGAAAACGAAATTAAAAATGGAATTGAACGTATATTGTGAGGTTTTTAAAAATGGGGAAAATTAACATTGTTTTAGAAAATCTAAACGAATTAAATAAAATTTTGAACGAAGTCGTAAAAAAAACCGAGGAATTGCAAGAAGCAATCACTCGGCTAGAACAATTTGAAATTAAAATTTCAGTAAAAGAACTTGTTGAAAAACAAGTCCTTAGTTCAGAAAATGGTAAAGTTCTTTTTAATCTAGAATCTGGGACGTTCATTATTAAAAAGTCACAATAGGTTGTTTGAAGAACTTGTATCTCTAAATATGAAGGAGAAATAATGGATCCAATTAAAAAATTATTGAAAATGATGGATTGGTAAGATGCCAACCGTCCGCTAAAGGTCGAAGAAAAAGCCGAATTGATGAAGCTGTCTGATAATGAATTTGAAGAGCGGTTACATCAAATGGCTGTAGATTTTAAGAATGACGGGGTTATTCGAGCATGAGCCTTAGAAAACTAAAATACATGACAATGATACTTCTATTCTTCTTTCCGCTATTTTCGATTGTGATGATCAAGGTCTCATATGACCAGCAACAGAAAATTGAAGAATTGGAACAACGGGTGTTTTCACACTCTAGAAGCATTGGACGCTGGGCCGAGATTGTCGGACGAATGGAAGAATCCAACAAGGCCCAAGATTTTATGATCAACAAATTCAATCGGGAACTATTCCCAGAAAAACCAACTGATGTAGAGGTAGAAACTAATGACAACAATTGAAATTTTCTTAGCAGTAGCATTTGCTACATATGTAGTACTTTCAGGCTTTGCGATTTTCGTATTGCGTGAAATCATCAAGAAACAAAAAGCAAAAATGAAATATTATAAATCCGCTAAGTATCAGCGGGAATTACTTAACAAACGTGCGACAGAGATCCACAAAAAGAATAATGTGAAAGGAATGACAGCATGA